GTATAGCCAATGACACAATGCTGCGAACGCTGAAACCAAAATCAATCTTAAATACGTTCTCGATTGTATGCGCTAACAGAATCAAAAGAAAGTACACCAACAGTTTAGGAAATACGTCCGCTAACCGTCGGCTGCTTATCTTCTCGCCTACTTTACGCGCTGCCCATACGCCCGTTGCCGTGTCGCATAGCACAGCCATTGCAACTACGAACAACTGACCACTTGCAGGAGCAAAGTAAATAATCAATAGTTCAGGTAGGTGAATCAACTTCTCACCTAATTTCATCAACCACACGCGTATCATTAGTTGTATTGCAACTGAACGTAAACTCCTGACTGTGGTGCGTTAGTATCGCTATCTGCTACACCTGTGGTAGCTGCGATCACGATTGCGGTGCTGAAAAACTGAATCGCTTTGTGTGATTCAAAAGCCTGATAAACATTTCCTGATGACGGCACGGCAATCGTCAAAACTGGCGTTGTAGTTCCAAGCGTTATATCAAAATCAAAATTGTCAAAGAATTTAACGTAAATAGTGTTTTGATTTGGATTGATGATGTTCAACCCGCGAACGGTTAATCCACCAACTCCGCATTCTGCAACGCTCAACAATTCTTCTGTTAATGATAGGCTTCTAAAGTTGTTCATGATAAATAAGTTTATGTGTTAGTTATTAATTGCGTTAATTAGCTGATCGCTATTGCTGTAAACCACACCATTTAACTCTGTGTCATCTGCAAAGAATAAAATGGTTTGCGTTTCAAAGTTGACGTGGATCATGTTGTCATCTAATTTATCGCATGAAACATACGTCAATTTTTGACCTCGAAAGGTAACTGTGTTGCCTTGTTTTGTGAGAATTTGCATAATTACAGACGTGATCTTTTAATAATTATTCCATTTGACGTTGTGCTGTTACCAACTGCTGCGTTAGCAAATGCTTGTATGATGTAAACATTAGAAGTCCAGTCAATGTTAAAATTGCTAACAGTTGTAACTAATCCACCAGTTGCTGCGTCAGATGATGCTATACCTAACGCACTATTTGATGTTTCGCTATCGGTAGATGACTTCACGAAAAACCCCCTAACCGTTGCAAAATAACCACCTGCTGCTGCTACTGAACCGATTAATGTTGCACCGCTTAACGATGCCGATGTGTTATAATACAAGTAATGTGTTGCAGTTCCTGTTGTTGTGTTTCTTTGCGCCCTTGCTTTTATTTCAACCTCATCATTAACTGCGACTGTATTTGCAGGAATTAACGCACTATTAATTAACGTTATTGCTGTTGTGCCTGTTAATGCTGCGCTTGTTGTGAAATCTCGATAAATAACCGTAACACCTCCATTCAAATCCTGTTTTCCGTTTATCTGCGTCTGAATGTCAGATGTAACGCCTTTCACATACGACAACTCTGTAAGGCTTGGATAAGTCGCTGTAGTCAAACTTGTGATCGTGCTACCAGTCGAGTTAAATGCAGCTATCTCATTATTTGTTCCAGTACCTGTTACGGGATTTGTAAGCGTTGCCTGTTTACCGTTTAGCTGTGTTTGTATAGCTGATGTCGTACCCTTAACGTAAGACAATTCTGTCAAACTTGGATATGTCGTAGTATTCAACGATCCAACCGTTCCAGATGTTGCCCAGTACGTTATCTGATTAGCCGTTCCCGTACCTGTTACTGCATTTGGTAGAATTGTGTTAATGCTTTTAGCCGACCACAACTGTGACGATGAATTGTAAGCCAAAAGATCATTATTCACAGGTGGAACTGTAATCAAATCCACATTGTGAATTTCATCAAGTTCGTAACCGTTTTGACAACGGACATAAATCTGCCCGTTACCCGCATTTGCCCTTTCAACTATTCCAACATACACCAAATGATCAGGAGCGTAAGGCTTGACGTTTGTCAAACCTCCAAATGTCGATGCACTAAGATAAAGCGTGTCACCTGCCGAGTATGCAGCCGTGTTAACGCCTACTATTGCACCCTGAATAATAATATAGCCTTCTGCACCTACTCCAATCGTGGAATCATAAACCATCCCGATTGTTTTGGCTGAGGTAGTATCTGCGTCTGCCCGTGCTAATTTAACGGACATCTTGTTGCCACTTGATCCAAACGCATACACAACCTGCCCTTTGCTAATTACAGAACCTTCCGCATTGTGAACGTATGCTAACAGATGCGCACTTGTTAATCCTATGGCTTGGAAATTAGTACCGTCATAAACGATTATAATTTCCTGATTCGCTTTTATGTCACCCGATTCAAGCGGAACAATGCTGTTCTTATAAATATTAACCGCACCGAGTGAGTTGATATTGATAGTTGATCCGTTATCGTTGACACTGGTAAATTTGATAGCGTAAACATCGCCCGTTGTATAGGCTGAAACGCCTGAAATAGTTGTTGTATAAACACCTGCTGATACTTGCGTTGCCGTGCCATGCAACAAACCACTTGCGCCACCCGTGCCGATAGGCATATAGTCCAAATTAGACCATGTGTCCGTGCCGTTAGCTATTTTGAATTTGCGTTGATCCGTTGCACCGTAATACTCATCAGATGTTACCAATATTCTCTTCGCAGAATATACAGTTGAATCCGCTGCCCATTGCGCTGCTGTCTTAACGACTATTTGACTATCTATGTTGACTGTTACTGCCATACTATGTTAATTGTTTCATTGTCTAATGTTGCTACCGTCACCGTGTTCTCCAACACGTTATCAACGTACACATTGTAAGTTGTATCAGGAAGCGTTAACGTGCCACCACTTGCAACCGTTACCGTGTAAGTGTTATTGCTATTCTTTACCGTTGCAGATGCACACGTTGTAGTACCTCCACCCTCATTTGGATAAGGCGGTGTGACAAATGGAATATTGCATCTGTCATCGCCTTTCGCAACCTCAACCGATACCGTAAACGTAACACCTGCTAAATTCTTGGGCGAATACTCGACCAACAAATCCAAGTTAAATAACGTGTCACGGTTAATGCGCCACTTGTACGCAGGATGACGAAGTTGTGCAATAATATCTTCCGCTATTTGCACCAAATCAGAATGACGTTCCAACTCGTCTATCTCTCCGCGTATAACGGAGTCAACTAACCAGAAACGAACGTCAAATGTAGTGCTACTTATTCCACGCTGTGCGCTTTCTACATTGCACCATAATTCAGGCGTGTTCGTAGTACCCGACGCGTAATGCTCCCAAGTATTGCCGTACTTAAAATCATTTATCTGTCGATGCTGCGTTGCTATCTCCTGAATGTTTGCGATCAGTTGATTTAACGTCGTTATGTTGCTGTAGCTTGTCATCGTGCTTCTTCGCTAAGTATTCGATAAACTTTTTAGCGTTCTTTGTCTTTTTAGAAATCGATTGTGTTCTCATCACCTGTTCCGCATGGGTTATATCCTGATCGGTATTTGCCCATATAAATACCAACGTTATACTGTTTGTGCTTTGGTAAGACCGTATCAACTCCATCGCCAGGATCGCCGTACAACGGATACTGATCTTCGTACTCGATAAGGTAACGCATCAACATATCTGCATCCGTTTGACCTTTGTCCATGAAGTATTTGTATAGACGATCTAATTCGCTAATAGTAGCAGGTGTAGCGTTATCGCTGTTCATTGTCATAACACCCTTTTGACGCATCTTGTAGTTGAACACGTATAAACCATTTCCCAACACGTAGAACTTCATTACAGGATTAATATACGTGTTTAATAGCGTTGTGTTTAATTGTGTCAGCGTGTTATTCTGCACCTGCGTTAACAGTTGATCGTACAACGCGCTGCCTAATATCGGACGGATGTAGTGACGCTGTGTGTCCCATATCACCTCGCACAGTTGCTGTTGATCGTATGTGCTTTCAACGTATGCTAATAGCCCTTCGTCGTTAGGCTTAAATAATAAAGGCTTATTTATCGTACTCATAATTATTGTCTTTCTCTAACGATTACTTGTCTCCATGTGTGACGGCATTGTGGTTGTGCAACGCCAGTATTTGGGTTTGTGTACCAACCACCGCGTAATGACCATACGTTGCGATCTTCCTCAACGCTCATCATGTTTATGTCCTCACGGCTGTAAATCTTATTGATGCTCATTAGCTCAACACAGAACGGACGCGACTTACCACCTGCAACTAACTTAGGTGCGTTAGCAGATAAGTCATAACGGTACATCACTTTCAGATTCTCCGTCTTAGCAGGTTGCTCCTTAATCAACTCTTGACCTTTTTCGGTCAACTCATACGCTCCAACCTTATCACCTGCGATTTTCTCCGGTGACCATTTGATGCTCTTATTCTCACGCAATCTGTCAATAGTATCCTTTACCTCACCAATAGAAACCTTCGCAACCTTAGCAATATTCTCGGCAGGAATAAATGGATCTTTACTTAGCAAGTCCAACACCACACGATCTAACGACTTTATTTCAGCCTTTGCAAACGTCATAAATTCCTGCTCACTTGCTGCTATTTCGTCCGCGTCAAAACTCAAAACATCGCGCTCACTTAACACCTCGTATTGATTAGCATCAACACCGTACTTCATAAACACCGCAATATTTGCGTCGATTGTTGCTTTATTAAACGCATACGACTGTTTGTTCTTTACACCCAAACGATCAATTACGTACTCGGTCAATCGCTCATCACCTAAGATACGCTCAATAGTTGCGTCAGACGGCATCCAGTCAACTGACTTAACGCGCTTTAATTTTAACGTGATAGGTAAACCAATGTCATGCACGATCTCATTGATAGCGTACTCCAAACAACGCTGACGGCTTATCACGTAGCGATTGTAGTAGCTTTCCTCCATTGTAGCCAACTCATTGCGCTGACCTAATGCGCCTTCGGTAGATATTCCCAACAATAACTTTGGAAACTCGTGTGACGCTAAGATATTGTATTCCGATTGGTCTGCGATTTCTTTGTAAAGTGTTGACTGGTCAGGTACGTTGATCGGTTCAATAGCAGCAGCCTGTTCAATCGACTGATAAAACCCAACCATCAATCGCTTACCTTCCGGACTTGTAAAGTTCTTAGTAAATGATTCAGTTATCTCTTGCTGCTTCTCGTCATCAGGAATATTGCCAAAGAACTTAGCATTGATCATTGGCGCAAATGACGCGGTGATGTTTGTGTACTGAAAATCAGAATACGCAATGTGATTTTCGATCCATGTCAACGCTCCACGATATTGTGGTAATGCATACACGTATTGGTCAGGATGGTATGCAGCATAAAAGTAAATCTGCTCACCTTCGCGCTCATTTGGATCGTAGCCGTCATAAACTTTGTAGTCAGGCTCTTTCTCAAAATTCTTATTCTCGATGCGCTTACCTTGCTTAATTATGTACCATTTGCGCGTGTAGGCAAATTTGCTTATATCAGCATTGGTACGCAGGTTAGCAACGTCAATGTGTTCTAATGTTGCTGTGCGTTTGTTCTTTGACCATTTAACAAGGATAGCAAACATATTATGCACCTCGAAGTCTAAAGCCCAGCGCAATGTTGATTCGTTCAAATCCGTGTCAGCAAATGGCTGTTTAATCAACTTATCTGCTAACGACTTTTGTGCTACAGTCATGTACGCACCCTTAGCGTAATCCCATCCTGCACCTGCAATGTAGTTAACCTTTGCGTTGATGATTGCAGAATGAAACGAACAACGGCGATATAAGTCGATTAAGTAGTAGGGAAAATCATTCTTTTCACCTGACTTAATGAACTCCGAATCTTTGATCTCTACAAATTCAGGACGCTTTCTGTTGTTCAGTTGCAGCCAATGAATCTGTGGTTTATTTTGCTCACTCATTAGTAATGATATTGCGTTGTGTTAGTAGGCATTTGGTATGCCTGTTCATTTACGTCGTTAACTTTTAACTGTCCCTTTTCGACAAGTGACGTAGCTAATGACGGGTTGGTATTGTTGCTGCTCGTTTGCTCGTAAACGAAGTATTGGTATATTTGTTCGGTTAGCGTTGCCGTTGTGCCTTCAATAAATACAAAGGTATCTTTACGGCTGT